GCCAGCCTTGTACTCTGACATGACCTTGCCAATTTTCTTGTCTGCCTTGCTCATGCGCATAAAAACCTCCAGTTGGTTAGCCAAGATTATGCAACCCGCGACAGGTTTCGGCGCAGCGGCTGGCTCCACTTGTTGCCGCCTGCGCTGCCGTACATCCCCGCAATCGCGTCACTGGCAAACGTCAGCACAAACGCATCGGCCTTGTCGGGACTTGGCAATCCCCGCCGCCGGATCTCGTCCTTGCCCTCAATCTGTATCTTGCCGTTGCTCGTAAAACTGTAGCGCACGGTCGCCAGTTCAGCAATCAGCACCTCATCCTTTGCCATCTTGCAGTCCCGCGCCTCCAGCCATGCTCTGGCCCTGTACCAGAGTTCGGCCTTCAAATTCCTGTACGTCCCGCCCAGCGCCGGGCTTTCGGCCACGTTGATGCCTCGCGCTGGCAGGCCCAACTCACGCAGTCGGTCCACCACCCCGGCCCCCAGTCCGATGCTGTCCACCAAGATCTCGCGCGGCTGCTGGCTGGGCGGCAGCGCGTTGTACTCGGCCACCACCGCACCTGTGAGTTGCATCAGGTCCAGATTCTTCCAAGTCCGCACCGCCTCGGTCATGGCGTTGCCCTGGCGCTTGCACAGCGCACTGCGGTCACTGCCGAACCGGGCCACATCCAAGCCCCACACCACGGGTGCGTGTTGGCTGGGGGCCACGTCTCGGGTGACCGCCTGCTCCAGCAAGTCCATCGCAATCACCGTGTCGTCATCGCCCTTGGGGAACTCGCCCACCACGCGGATGCGGTAGACGTTGCTGTCCTCGCCGTAGCGCATCTGCATCTCTTTGACGTACTCGTCGCTCACCCGTGGCGAGTCCAAGCACGACACCTGAAACGTGGTCCACTCGTCGGCCAGGCGCGTGTGCGTGTCGTAGAAAAACCCGCTGCTTCTCACCGGGTTGCCAAGCAGCAGCGTCACAGCGTTGTGGCCCGACATGGACCCTGCCGCCGCCTCAAACACCTGCTCGGGCACGCCTGAAGCCTCGTCGGCCACCAGCATCACATTCTCAGAGTGAATCCCCTGCAAGGCTTCCGGCTGCTCTGCCCTTGATGTCCGCGCTGAAATAAACATCTCGGTCGGCGCAGCGTTGAACTCAATCCGCTCCTGCTTAACCGTCAGCAATCCTTGCAGCGGCAGCGGCATCGCATTGATCCAGCGCTTCAATTCCGCAAACATCGCGTCGTAAAGCTGGCTGCTGGTCGGCGCAGTCACCACCACCTTCACGGGTGATCGGGTCATAAAGTACCACAGCATGGCCCATGAGGATGCCGTACTCTTTCCCACCCCGTGGCCGGACCTCACACTGATCTTGCGATCCCCTCGGGCAATGGCCTGCAAGAACTTGATCTGCCAGGGGTCAGGGTCAACCCCTAACACCTCCTGCACAAACAGCACCGGGTCAGGGTGATACCTGTCCACCCACTGCTTAAAGACGTTGTCATTTGCCATAGTTGGCAATTATGCCTTGCCCTGCACCTCTTGCAGCTTCTGGGCGTAGTGCCGCGCCTTGCCAGCGTCATCCGTCCCATCCTTGCGGCCAGCCCTCATGCTGTACTTGATGATGTTGCCCTTGAGGAACCCCTTGAACTCCTCGGGGGTCAGCACCGCCTCCATCACATGCCACGGCTGCATCGGCATGTCCTTGTAATGGCTGCCGCTGACTTGGATGTCATCCGCTGTGAGGCCGTTCGCACCAGCGGCCAGCATCTCAATGTGCATATTCGTCATACCGTCACCTTTCTGATCTCTCGGATCTTGTCTCGGGTCATCGCCAGGTTAAACACGCTGTTCATCCTGTACATCCTGTTCTTACTCTGCTCATGCCTGCGCCTGTTGGCGGCGGGGTCGGCCTTGGGCTTCTTCTTGTCCAGCTTATCCCCCAAGGCATACACGGGCCTCGGATACCTCCGCGCCCCATCATGCCCATGCACCCAGTCGGCAATGTGGATGCGCTTGACGCCATCCTTCGTCCTCTTGTTCATGCGCACCAGCACCGCATGTGCGTCATACCTGCCCATGTCCGCCCAGTCCGCCAATTCCTGCGCCGTCATCCGGCCAAACTCCTCAAGGGCTTCATAAGCCTGCAGCACGTTGTGCCCCCTGTTCAATGTCGTCACTTCACTCGATCCTTATATCTGTTGTACCGCCAGGCTGTCGCTTCCTTGTCAATCCTCTGCCAGACCACCTCACGGTCCGGTGGCGCCATCTCATTCCAGTGGGCCACCTCCAGGTAAGTGCGGCCACAGCCCTTGCACTTCTCGTCATACAGCGTCGTGCACACCGCTATGCAGGGACTGTCGGGCCTCATTCTTCCCCCAGCGGCTCTCGCTTGCTCTCGCGCCAGATGGCGTACCCACACAGCAGGCCATGCACCCAACTGATTCCAATCATCAACCAGGTGTCAAAGTCGATCTCTCTCATGTCCGCTGCTCCCGAATCCACACAGCAAAGCTGGCGGCAGTGTCACCAAAGGGCATGGCTTCGATCTTCTTGGCGATCTCGTCCAGCTTGTCGTTCACAGCTTTGTCCACCAGCACCTTGATGTTGAAGTCCATAGCCGCCAGCACCAGCTTCGCAGCCTCGTCAGCAGGGACATCAGGGTTGGCCCATATGCCTTCTTTAGATAGGCGTAGGACTTCGGTGTGGTTGTCTGCTATGAAGTTCATGTGTTGCTCCTTGCTCGGATGGCTTCGGCGCAATCAAGAGTTGCGACCTCCCAAATTGATGCGTCGCTTCGCGCTACATCCGGTGGAAGGGCCAAGTCATCACACACCTTTGCACACGCCTCACGCTCGTCAGCACGGACAAGCTCGGCAAAGCGTTCAAGCTCATTGACCATTAGTAAATGAGGTGTTTCAATGGCTTGCTTAATGTTGGCCTCTTGCGCCATTTCAATTACGGTCTTCATGTGTTCTTCTCCTTTATTGCATAGTCGTGAAATATCGCCCCCTTGCTTGCGTCACCAACCTTGCAGGACTTGACCCAGACGTTCTTCCCAGTCTTCAGCCTTCTTAGGTGGCCTCTGCGCTCATGCAATCGGGGTGATGCGTGTGTGCCGCCTTTAGACTCCTGACGGGGTTTGGCTGGCTCAATCCATACCGTTGTCCAGTCATAGGTCGGCAGCTTCCCCTGCTGTATCTTCCGGCGGTTGGTAAATGTGTCACGCACTGTGGGAATGTGCGCTTCAATACGCCTGTTCATCGCACCATACCAAGCGCCAATTTGAGCCAACATGAGTTCTGCAAGCTCCTTGTCCACTGGCTCGTCATCGCTGACAGACCCGTACCGAATGTTGTCATCCTCAATGAAGTAAAACATAGCAGGGATCGGCATCAGTCGAGTCCCGGTTGGCCCCTTCCACATTGACACCGTGATGCCTTCATCTGGATCATCTCCAGCCACCATCATCAAGACGGTGTAGCTCGGGTGATGGCTTGTCTTTCCTTGCCAAACAACAAAGCATTTGTCAAAAGGTGGTCGGTGCGTCATCACCGGGTCAAGGTCTGCCCGTTGCTTGTCCGTGAACGCCCCAGACAGGTCAAACCATTTAATGTCCACAATGTCCACGCCAGCATCAGCCATCAGCTTCATAGAGTCACGAACAAGTTGAGTGGTCATGTGTTCTTCTCCTTGAGTTTGGCTTCGATGGCGTTGATGTAGTCGAGCCAGCCTTGATAGTCCTCGCGGTCAAATAGCTGCCGCTTCTCTTCATCACTCAGACCAACCCATGTGCGCTGTGCTGGCTGTGGACGCTCATAAAGTGCCACAGCACCTTCATCACTCTCAGCGCAATCAGTCCAGCCAAATGGTTCTGCTTTAAAGTAGCCAAAAGGCTCCTGCTGCGCTGGCTCATAGTCCAGCCCCAACTCTCTGGCGTTCTCCGCCATCCGGTCGAGGGCTTCGTTGGCTTTGCTCATAAACAACTCCTCAGTGTCAGCAGCCCCAGCATCAGCACAATGAATGCCAGCGCCACCCAGATCAACTGCCCGTCAGCCGGGGTGGGCTTGTCTTCGTCTTCGTTCATTCTTCCCTCGCCTTCAGCATTAGATCAGCCATCGCGTACGCCTTATTTGCCATATCTTGGATGTCTTCCGGTCTGTTGGCATAGAACGGCAACATAGACTGCATCGCCTGGGCCGCAAAGTAATCGCGCAGGGTCATGCCCTTTTCAGGCTCACCCCAGCCATTGTGGAATGTGCTGGGAAAGGCTCTGTCGTTCGTATTCATCTCGCTCATTTCAAGCACTCCCAGTATTTGTTGTTCCACACTGGTCTTCCACCAACTGCTACACACTCCGCACGGAAGGCGTTTTCGTTGCGCTCCCACTGAGCGTTTCCGGCTTTGACCATAGCAATGCCACCCATAACCATAGCAACCACAACAGCCGCAGCGACACCCACAAAAATGGCTTGATTAATGCTCATACCCATCTCCCCGCTGCCTGCTCACGCAGCTTCTCCCTGGCCTGCGGCTGCGCCACCAGCCAGCGGTCGCCCAGATGCCTCACAGATTTCACCCACTGCTTTTGCAGATGGCGGCTCTGCGGGTAAAGGCTTCTCACTTTGATCAGTAACGTCGTGTTCATCGGTTTCTCCTGGTTAAATGGAAATTGCACTTTAGCGCAAGTGGAGTGG